GTTATTGGTTGTGCTGAAATCCTGATAGTTAGTGTAAGAAACTACCGTATCGACATAATCAGCAGGAATCATCGGATTCGGTCCAGAACCGCCGCTAATAATATCGAATTTTATATAATATGTGTTAGAAGGTACAGTAAAAGAAACTGCATGGTTCGAGATAACTTGCGAAACATTATTTGAGTCAGTGTTGTACGATCCGTCTTTTTTGTATGGTACGAGATAGACCGTTCCGGCATAAGGAATATTTTTAACATATATTGTCTGTGCCGGAACTACTTCAACACCATTCACAGAACAAACATAATCTGTTCTTGCAGGATTATAATCACCTGTCCAGTTTGCCCAGAATCCGGGTTGCCAACCGCCAGACAACTGGTTTAAATCAAATTCGATATATTCACATATACTATTAATATCATCTTGTGTTTCCGTCGCAAGATCATCTAATCTCATGGATATATCTTCGAAAACAGTTTCGGAAATACTGCTGTGGTTATTCGCCCACTGAGTGGCAGTATCTGCCGTTATCGTTGTTCCGTCTGTCGGTAGCAAACAGATCAAAAAATATTTAGCATTATCAGGCGCATAGTCGTTAACTTCGGTATCTTCTGTGAAGAATTTCCAATCTCCAGACGTTTTATTAATACTTCCGTTTGCCCCTACTTTCCCGATATAAGAACGATTCGAATCATAAAACGCAAGAACAAATCTGCTTCCGCTTTCGCAATGTACAACCGTGGTATTATTTATCGGTTGCGTACTGGAAACAGCACCGTTTCCTGTTGCGCTTATAGCGCCGGTTGCGTCGAACGTCCCTTTTTGCCATGAGTTAAAACTAGTGGTATTTAGTAAACCGTCCTTTAAATCCTCTACATCATCCGACAACTGGGAGTAATCCTCCGGGATGGACTCCCGCACTTCCTCACAGGTCTCTGCTGCTGCCGTTGCCGTCGCAGCTGCCTCTCTGGCCTCGGTCAGGACTCTGGTCGCCTCATTGTCCGGATCGTCGTCCACGTAATCGTCCGGCATGGATCTCTGGCATACCTGGATCTTGCCCTCATATGTGGTCAGGCTGGCATCTCCGTCCGTCACTACGATGTAGACGCGCAGCTCTCCGTTTGTCTGGAAGTATTCATTAGGTACATGGCCGAGGATCGTGCAGGTCCCGTCTGCGTTCGGGGTGATACTGTCCGGGACGTATGCCTCGGCCTTCTCCATCCCGCGGATCCAGTAGTGGATCTCGCACGATGTCACGACGACGGGAACGACTGCTTCTATGACATGGCCCTCGTCGTACTGGTACGCATTCGCCGGCTCGCTGTCGCGCCGTTCTCCTGCATGGTAGTTATGCAGGAAATCAAAAACTAAATTCGCCATTTATCTATTCTCCTTAAGTGCTTTAACTTCAGCCTCAAGAGCTGCTATACGTTTTTCCTGATCCTGGATCAGTTTCAGCAGGCAGGGAACGATGACGTTGCTGTTCCACATCTCGCAGTTCCCATCGTCATCATGGTCAACTGCGATCGGCAGCAGATCAGACACCTCTTCGGATATGAAACCAGGCACATCCTTCCCGGCGCGTTCATCGTCCGGAGTCAGGAAGTCGTCATTATACTTGAACGTCCTCGGCTTGAGATCCAGCAGCTTCTTCGCCTCTTCCAGAGAAAGATCCTGGATATCATGCTTGTACCGTCTGGAAGAACTTACCCTGTAGATCGTTCCATACTGATTGACGCCCACATTGGCCGATCCGCCTGCCGTCCTGCTGTATACGGCCATGCTCGTCAGGTTGACGTGCGATCCATCATACAGAGGAGCTGCGCCCAGGACCCTCATGGTATTTGTCGTCGGTTCGTAGCTCGAATTGTAGATGGGCATATCCAGATAGAACAGCTCACTGTCGAATGACAGGGCTGCCCCTTCCGGAGTATTGGCTGCGAAGGCCTTCACCCATGTGCTGCCTGTGTTTATGTAGCAGTTCGGGATGTTCTCGTCCGGATCGATGACGACCATGAACGATTCCACACCAGGAAAAGGCTCAGTCTTGTCGAAGGCCATGATCCTCTGACGTTCCGCACCGTTATACATGGAGTAGGCCTCTTTGATCGCCATGCTGGTGGCGTCAATATTGCCACCCTTGATGATGGTCTCTTCGTCAGGGTTCTCCAGATCGGTGAAGTGTACGACCCCTTCAATCTTGATCCCGTCCTCGACCTTCTTGATTCGTTTCGATAAGCCGTCCAGATCGTTCCTGGCCTTCTTTATAGTCTCGGTATCATTCGTCGGCGGCGCTGTATCGTTGCCCGTAATGCAGGCACGTCCGCCGCTTATCCTCACCCGGACCTTATCCCCGGGCTTCGCAGATATCGACATCACGACCGGCGTATCAGGTATAGCCGACCCGGTCAGCTGCACGTATGCAATGCCGCCTTCGACTCTTGTTACCGTGCCTGTATAGTCGCTTCCTGTCTTCTTAGCGATCCTCTTGATATATCTCGCGAGATCGTCAATAGCGCTCACTCCTCGACCACCTCCTCTTGTGTAACGGCTCCGTATCCCAGGGTGATCGTCTGACGGTGTACCCGGAATGTGCCGTCGATACCCTGCCCCGGAAGATGCAGCCCTATCAAGTCCCCTGTCGTGATGTCCGGATAGAACCGCCTTGTATAGGTGACTGTCCGGGCCGGGGACTGCGCTTCCTTAAGTTTCCGGACCGCGTACTCTGCCAGGCTCTCATTATCTCCCAGCGATACTCCGCTCTCTCCTGTCCATATCTCGCCCGTGCCGCCCCGGTTCGCCTTCCTGGAGACCACGGACAGCGCGCTGTCCGGATCGTCATCTCTGGCGACCGCGTACTGGCTGCCCGTCGATACCCGGTAACAGTTCGGAACCGAGTACCAGTCCTGTGTGTCTGAGATCTTCAGCTCCACAGCGTCGTGGTCCATCGTGTCGAGCCTGAGCCCGATATCGCCGGCCATCGGTTCGACCGATATGGATCCATTTCCGCTGATCCGGATCCGCCATCCGATCGCGTCAACGATCTTCTGTGCTATGGACAGATTCGTGTCGGAATCTTCCGCGATGATCGGCTCCATGAGCTTCGGACCTTCATCGACGAACGTGACCGGCGCAGGGCCTACCCGCAGCAGCTGCGCTGCGACTCTTGCGCCTTCGGCCCCTGCCGGCACGTAATAACCGCACGGTACCAGGACATCGTCTGCAGGCTTCAGCACAGAATAGCATGTCGCCTGGAAGCTCTCGCGCAGTCCGTCGAGATCCCGTCGGGGAGTTGACGCCAGCCCGGTGAAGATCGGGATCCGCGCCCCGTCTTCTCCCTGTTTGGCTCTCAGGTATACCCGCAGCCAGCACTCGCCCGGGCTCTCCGTCATCTGGATCGTGGCATTCTCCTGCAGGTCATCGTCGGACCGGCCGACGGATCCTGCCACAAAATCAAAGGATCCTGCGTCCAGCCAGGATACAGGATCCACTCTTTTTAACTCATATGAGGCAGAAAAACCTTTATCCCAGTTCATTCTCCCTCCTTATCCCACCGGATGCGCGGCGTCCCATTCGGCTAACGTCATGCCGTCGGTCCCTTCCGGATCTACGGCCTGTATCGCCAGTGTGTACGACACCCGCTTCGATTTGTAGTCCATATTCTCACGGACCTGAATGTCGCAGGTCAGCGAGGATCCGTCCGGTGTGCGGATGTGAGCGACGCCTGCGAAGCCTGCCAGGTCTCTCATGGCGAGCTGCCTGTCGAGATCCCTGCCGCGCAGCAGGACCGTCTTCGCGCTCAGGTCTCTTGTGACTGCCGGGTTCCAGTCGCCCTGGACAGATCCGCCCAGGTACTCGGTCCTCTGGAAGTCCTTATGCCAGCTGTTCGCCAGCTCGATGTTGTACGGCAGCTCGATCTGATCCCCATTGACATCGATGACCATCTTCTTGTCTTCCAGTATATCGCCGTCATTATAATCCGCGTCGTACCAGGCTAGTCCGTTTTCACTCGCATAATCGCCGTTGGCCGTCACTGTCACGAGCCTGTGACCGCAGAAGTCTCCGAAGGCCGGATACGGATCCACGTAAGTCGTCCCGAATTCGGCACCCTTGTAGACCAGCTCCGGCTGATCCGCTGTGATCCGGTATATGTCACAAGTATCATCCTGAGCGATTCCAGCCACAGCGATCGGAGTGATCTTGGCTATCCTCTGGTACTTATCCATGACCACTTCAACACTCGGCGCCACAGCCTTGCGTGTCCAGTTGACCATGAATAGAACCTCTTCGGAAGCCGTCTGCCCGTAATTATCGATGACTGTAGCGATCAATTTGTACTTAGCGCCATCATCCAGGTATCCGACCAGGTCGTCCACTGCGATCGTGATCGGAGCCTCACCCGTCTGATTAAATGTGGCGATTGTCTCGCCCTCATATCCATCGAAGATCTTATCGTCCGGCCTGTACAGGTGATAGTCTTCAGCTCTGACTATGGACAGGATCGTCGTGCCAGTCGCTCCTGCACCGGTAACAGTGACGGTAAATGGTAAAGCGTGCATAGACAAGGGCTGGGAAAGAATATATTCTTCCGTCATCCGTGTCGTAGCGGTCTCGCTGATCACCGTCTCGCCAGCCTGCAGCTTCTCCCACAGTACGCTTGTGAATGTTCCGTCGCCTGCTGTTGCAGTTGCAGAGTCAGGAGCCCATATTTGCTGATCACTATCCCATGTATAGCTGCGATTAATTATTGAGTACACGGCATACAAATTTGCAACAGTAATCGACACTCCTACCGGCTCCGCCACGTACAAGCTGACCGCCTCGGACCACGCGGACTGCGTCCCGGATGAGGCTGTGGTCCTTACTGCCATGTAGTACGTCGTCCCGGTCTCCCAGTCTCTGGAGAGCTCCACACTCTGGCCTGCATCCACATGAGCGATGATATCGCCATAGGTCGGAGTGCCCTGGCTGTCAAAAGTCACCAGGCAGATCTCTGCGAAGCCCTGGTCGACATCGTCAGCTGAGCTGTACGCCCAGCGAGCCGTCACGCTCTCGCCCTCGTTGATCACGCTCTTGCTCAGCGTCAGAACCGGACGGTCCGGAACGCTTGACAGGTCGTATGTATGGATCTCTGACCACGGGCCGATAATGTCGTCATCTCCGGATCCATCGATCAGGCGGACCCTGAAGTACCACCTCTGTCCTACGTCCAGCCCTGCGATCACCCACGACAGCGCGAACCTATCTTCGACTTCATAGCTCTTCGGCTCGTCCGTCGACTCCCAGGCGTAGATATTATCCGCCCAGGACAGCTCCGCCTTCGTGGCTGCCCTCCAGGTCCACTCCCATCCGATCCGGACGGTGCCCTCCGCGGGTCCTTCCGCGACTGTTACGTTCGCAGGTGCGACGGAAGCGATGTCCGAGTCGATCACTTTCGCGGATTGCATCTTCGTCTCCGAGATCACAAGACCTGAATAGGATCCTACGAAGGCGTAGGCCCCGAAGCAGGTCGTGCTGGCTCCGATGATGTCGTCCACTGTCAGGGTGATCGTGTCTGTCCCTCTGGGCAGGATCGCGATGATCCTGTCATTCGACGGATCGTTCTCCGGTCGGAAGAAGATCGCCGTGTTCGCGACATTGCAGGCTGAGTTCTCCGTGATGTTGATCGTCACGGATCCGGTCGTCGTATTCGGCAGCGCGTCAATGCCGGGCGCCGTAAGGGCTCCGACCTGTGCCACCAGGTCATTACTGTAGGCCATATTCCCGTCATGATCTGACCGGACCCTGACCCACATGACCTCATCGGCCATTACCACATCCGATATATTAGCAATCACTTTATCTTTCGCGCCGTTTGGCGCGACTTCGATCGCCTCACCCCATCCGGAAGACGGCGGAGTGAGTACAGCGTCCGTCGGCGTATCAATAACATACTGCAGCATCAGCGCATCGATCGGGTGCATCCTGTCGTAGGATCCGTTCCATGCTGCAGTGATCCTGCTGCTGGATCCGTTCGTCACTGCTGAAGCACTCAGCAGTGTGGCTGCGTTCGGTGTGCCGTATGCGTGGCAGATCTTAGCTGCCTTATCCCAGGAGACAGCTCCTGCGCGGCCCACGGTACGGGCCCTGAACCAGCGGACGATGTTCCCTTCCGCTATCGCTTCAGACTCCTCTGTGATCGTCACGGATCCGGAGGCTGCTCTGTTGGTTACAGATCCCCACTCATTATTTCCCGGCTCGGCGTTCTTCCGTACCACGCAGGACTGGGTCTCGACTCGTGTGAAGATCGGCGTGCCTGTGTTATCAGGTGAGAACGACCATTTGAACGTCCCGCTGTTGACGGCTTCGTTCTCGTATTCCAGCCCGGGGTTCCCCGGGACGGTTGCCGTCCATGTCTTGGAAGCCCATGCGGACCATCCGGGATTTATGTTTTTGCCCTTCTTCGAATATTTCTTGCGATTGCCGCGCACCCGGAAGGTCAGCGTCTTCAGCACCGTGGACGTGATCGCGTAGGACGTCGCAGTCGCGCCGATACTTGGCTGGTACAGTCTCCCGTTGATCCAGTACTGGAGCTGCTGGCCGTTTCCGTAGTCCTTATCGCCTATCTTCCACTTCATAGTGAAGGTATTGCCGGAGCGGGTCACGCTTAACCCTGTCGGGGCTTTACTTGCACTCATATGATCAACTCCTTAGCTTCTGCGTCAGCTCTTCCGCGAATTCGTCCGCGAACGCCTTCGGATCCTTGACGCCGTTAAATGTGTTATAGTTCACGACCTGCACGCCGCCCTGGCTGGATCCGATCATCCTCGCGATCGGGGACGTGTCCACGTTGACCGTGGGCGCCGGAGTGACTATCGACTGTGTCGTCATGGCGTCGGTCATCGCTGCGTATCTGGCAGCGTCAAAAGTAGACCTTGCCATGGTAGCAGCTGCGCGCTCTGCAGGTGCCGTGTTCTCGGCGATACCGTAAGCAACAGCCAGCGGGATGTTCTTACCGAGCTCATCCCTGAAGATACCGGTCGGGGACTTCTGCCCGATCGCGCTCTTAGCCTGCCTGTATGCCTCCACAGCCATGTGTACGGCTGCATTGATCGCATCGCTCTGTCCGGCTCTGATACCGGCAGCGAGCGCCCTCGCCATATTGACGCCGACGTCCTTGAAGGATGCGTTCTTGCTCTCCGCGCCGGTCTTGGCTGCCTGCCCGAGCTGCCTGCCCGCGCTGGTAGCTATGGCCTTCTGGCTCGTCATGCCTGCGGCGTACTGTGCTCCGGAAGAAGAGCCCGCCGTCTTGAATTCGGACTTCTTGCCGTCCGCTGCCGTTGCAGCTGCGCCTGCAGTGTCTTCCGCAGCGCCTTCTACGCTGTCTGTATTATCAGTCAGACCTGTGGAGATCTCCTCTGCCGCAGCCGTACCGGCTTCATTGCCGGCGCTGGACAGTGCCTCTGTCAGCTGTCCGATCGCGGCTTCGTATTCTTCCGAGGATCCCTCCATACCTTTGGACAGGCCCTCCGGGATCTCCACGCCGGACTGCTCAGCGATCTCATACAGGCCCTGGAAGGTGCCCTGCATCGAATGCGTCAGCATCTGCACCGCGTCGTTCGCGGTCGTTTCCCCGTTCGCCAGTCCTTCTGCCAGACCGTCCGGGATAGCGATGCCGGCTTCCTGCGCCGCCGTAATGGCTGCATCCAGCTCCGGCGTCATGCTCTCGACTGATTCCCTCAGTCCCGTCCACTCGATCTTCGTGGATCCGAGCTGGTTCGTGGCCATCTGGTAGGCTGTCAGGTTTCCTGCGCAGTACTTCGCGATCTGATCGGACAGGTTAAGACCTTCTGTCCACTGCTGTCCCATCTCCGCGAACAGCTCCGGAGCATTATCCTGGCTCATCGTTACAAACATATGATGCCAGGTATTCGCCGCGTCGGTCCCCATGGACTGCAGCGTGTTGATCAGATCCGGACCGAGCTCGTCGCCATACTCAGCGATGACCGCAGCCATCTCTTCCTTGTACTGCGTGATCCCTTCCGTCTGGCTGTGCAGGTTCTCGATCATCTGCTCGACGGTGATGTCCTCGCCGCCGTTGAAGACGTCCCACAGGGTCAGCTTCTGGTTCAGGGTGTTCTTAATGCTGTTGTAATTGTCTTCGTATGCCTGCCGGGTAGTCTCCAGCGCATTCTTCTCCGCCTCAGCGGACGCCTTGACCTTCTCCTGCAGGAGCTCCAGGGACTTATCTCCGGCTTCTTTGAAGAAGTCCTTAACCTGGTCAGTATGTTCCTGCGCGAACCCGGTAGCAGCCTGTACGGCCTGTCCGAGCAGATCGAAGGCAGCCGTCTCTTCTTCGACAGCCTCTGTGTGCTCTTCCGTAGCTTTTGTGGTTTCGGCCTTGGTCTTAAACAGTGTTTTATTCGTGTTAGCGGACCATTCGGCGATTTCCACGCCTTCTACAGCGACCTCATTGTCTTCTTCCTGTGCCTTGGTCTTCTTCTTGGCCGCGTTGCCTTCTTCGGACACCGTGCCGGTCAGCTTTTTATATGCGTTCTCTGTTTCGCCGACTACCTTCGCGGCTTGTGATTCCGCCTCACTTGCCTTCCCGGCAGCTGTGGCTGCATCAGCCTGTGCCTGGATCAGGAGATAGATCGCTTCCTTAGTCGTTCCCAGGGACCGGGCAGCTGCGTCCGCCTGCTGCGGGTTCAGAAGCAGGAAATCATCGACAGACATCCCGCCGAGCGCTGTACTCAGGTCATCGGTCGCCGCCTTATATGCTTCTTCTGCCTTCGTGGCTTCCAGGGCCGCTTCCGCCTGGGCCTTGTAGGCACTCTCCAGGACTTCCGTATAGGCCTGCTGCTTGATCTGCTTCTCGGTAGACTCCAGCAGCTTATCGAGTTCTTCGCGTGTCAGCTTGATGGATCCGCTCTCTTCGTCGTAGGCCTTGGTCAGCCCTGGGATCACTCCGCCCAGCTTCTCGACCGCGATCTTCAGCTTATACTTCTCGACTTCGGACAGCTGCTCTCCGGTCGTCGCTTTTTCCAGGACGCCCCGGTACGCCTCGATGTCTGAGATATTCGTGTCAGCCTTCAGCTCGATCTTCCCAATATTGTCCAGATCTGACTGGGTCTGCTTTATCTCTGCATTCAGATCACTGATATAATTCTCAAGGTCTGTATTAGCTGGCGGATTGAACGCGTTCGTCAGTGCGTTCAGGACTGCCGTAGCGCCTTCTGCAAGGGTTCCGAGCAATGGTGCGATACTTGCGCCGGCTGCGTTCTTGAAGGCCGATATCTGTGAATCCAGGCGCTGCAGAGAGTCATCTACTTCGCCGAGAGAATCGAGTGTATCACCGCTCAGCACGGCGCCTGCTTCGTGGGCCTCGTCAGCGAATTCCCGGAAGCCTTTGGACCCTATCTCGATCAGCGGGTTCAGATCCCGGGCAGACTTCCCGAAGACCTGCATCGCGATCGCGTCGGCTTCGGTCTCGTTCTCGACCTTGCCGAGTGCGTCAATGCAGTCCCAGAATACGTCTTCAGAGCTTCGCAGGTTTCCATTCGCGTCCGTGACGGCTACGCCCAGCTTCTGATATGCCTCCGCGTAAGCCTTGGATCCGGACTGTGCTGCCGCCATCGACTTGGTGTTCTTGCCCAGTGCCTTCTCGACATCGGCCAGATCCGTGTCGATCAGTTCCGCTGCATATGCGTATTCCTGCAGCGTATCCGTAGACAGCCCCGTGACCGTTGAAGCGGTCAGGAGCTCATCCGCATAAGTGGCCGCAGCCCTTCCGGCTTCCACGAGTGCCTTGACCGCGTCCATGGCCGTGTCAGCGAGCTTCTGCGCTGCGTTCGCAGCAATATTGCCCAGAGCTACCTTGGCAACATCTCCGAGCCCCTGCGACTCCTCTGTGGCCTGCTTGGTGCGCCTTCCATACTCATCGATGGAGTCAGCACACTGATCCGCGGACCGTTCAGCCTCGCCCAGGTATTTGGCGTTATCGTCGATCTCATGGTTCAGCCTGGCGACCGCAGTCTCGGCCTTGGTCTGCTCCAGCCGGTACTTCGCGATCTCATTCGTCGCTCGCTGCTGGTTCTGCTCTCCGAGCTGTACCTTCCGCGCCAGAGCCTCGACTGCCTTCTCCTGCTTGGCATACGCATCCGTCCCTTTGTCCATCTTGGACAGGGCGTTCTGCGCTTCCTTCAGCTGGTCCCTGTAGTCCTCGGTACTCTCCGCTATTCTTTTCTGCTGCTGTTCGAGGGATTTGATCCTGGAGTCATAGAGCTGGACCTTCCGCTCAGCCTGCTCCAGGGTCCTGTTCAGGTTCTCCTGCTTCGCCCGCAGGGCTTCGACCGAATTGGCCTGCCCCTGGAATTCCGCTGTGACCTTCTTAGACTCGGCGTCAAGCTGCTTCAGGTTCTTATTGACGTCCTGTAGATCCTTTTTAAACTCGGAGCCGCCGTCAAGGCGGACACTGGCTTTTAATTCATTACTATTGACCGCCATTTGTGCTCCTATCTGTTAAGGCAGCATGGATAGCGTCATGCGTTCCTCTGCCTTCTTCATTCCGTTGATAGTCAGATACGCATCATTCAGCATACTGAATTTGCGCAGCGTCAGGTTCCACGCCTCTGCCTCGGAATATCCGAACCGGGTCATGGCTATAATTATAAACTTGGGGATCTCGATCAGCCCGGAGGACTCCTTCGGATCCGGATCTTCTGTATCATCCGGGACCGGACTCGAGTCCATGACCGCGAGCGCTATCGCGTTCCGGACCTGCTGGAGGCTTCCGCCTCCGCTCAGGGTGTTCGTCTTTAAGGACTGCATGATCTGCGTCCTGGTCAGATCCCCTCCGCACATCGCGAACACGATGTCGACCAGGTACAGCAGTCCGTCCAGGGTATCCTTTCCCGCCTCGTCGACCATCCGGAAGACACTGGTCCCCGGATGCATCGCCTGTAGGTCATCGATTACCCTGAATGTAAAAAGGAAGTGCCGGTCACTTCCGTCGAAGTTGACCGGCACTCCGGTGGGTCTCATATCACTCATGCATTAATGCCGGCCTGCTCCTGCAGCCAAGCAAGCGCAGCTGCCTCACTCGCGAAGGACTTGGTCTGGCTGATGCCGTAGTCGCCATCCTGCGGGACCACGTCTGCCTCGATCGTAGTGTGCGCGAATGCGATGTTCTCCTGCTTGGTGGTGTTCTCATCATTCGGCTCATGGAACATGAGCTTCTTGTACCACTTCGCTACATAAGCCTTGGTTCCGGAAGCGATCTCGACTGCCATAGCGCCGACGCCTACATACGGAGCCTGGTCGTCAGCCTTGACCACGAGACCGTTCTCTGCGCTGTAGGTGTGGCCGAGAAGGAACGCCTTCTCCTCAAGGGTGATCTGGTTTGCTTCGATGGACAGCGTGCCGCCGCTCATCTCATTAGCGACCTCTGCAACAACATCATCACCGTAGTCCTTCACGCTGGAAGTGGTAGGTGTGAAATTAAAAGAAGAGATCTTTCCGAACTGCGCGCCATCCGTGTAGGTGTCGTCTGCAGTCCATCTTGCATAAAACATTTTTCTAACGCCAATTTTAGCCATTAGATTCCTCACTTTCTGCGACTATGTCGCATTCCCATGCGAAGCCGTCCATCCCGTTGTCAGGATCAGACAGCTCTGTTATTGATGCATAAGAAAAACCTGCTGACCGCAACAGGTTCCTCACTCGATTCCTCATAGGCGTCTGATTCTCGCCCATGGGGAAGTAATAGCTTAATCTTACCCAGTAATGAATGTGCCCCGGGTCATCATCGCCCCAGTCGTCTCCCCGGTCGTCCTCGATCGCGTACACGAAGTAGTGATCCGCGGATCCGGTGTATACCTTCGGGTAGACATCAGCGATGTCTTTGACCGCGCTCCTCAAGAGCGCGCCGACGTTCATGATCTTGACGCGGATTCAATAGCCGCGTCGATCTCGTGCCGCATAGCCTCCATGACTTTCGGCTTCGCGTCGTTTATGGCTTTTTTCATGAACGGATGCGCTGCCTGTCTGGCCGTGCCGTACTCCAGATACCAGAGCTTGTCATAGTTCCGGACGGATCCGCCGGCCGCTGCCTTCCTGGTGATGGCGTGGCCGCGTTTACTCGTGCCGATGACCTTGCTGTAGTATCCTTTGCTGTGAGTGTCTGTG